CTAAAACACGGTAACCTGATGAGTAGAGCTGGTGCATCCGAAGTATTCTAGAATCCCATAATATAACTCAGCACTGAATATTGATCATCAATACTAAGAGTATTATAGTCTTCTATTTCCTCTTTTCCAGCATTTCCAGGGTTCTCACCTGGCTGCAATTGATCAAGCGGCTCAAACTTGACCTTCAACTCATCAACTCCCACTGACCTATAGTGTGAGAGCGTGTCCGGTGTGTCCAAAACTGACACCCAATCCTCCTCTTCCCTAGGTGAATAGACATCCTCAGTGAAGGGTCCCTGCAACAGTTCCGGATGCTTTTTACAGCGTCTGATCAAACTGTTGATTCGTCCTTTGTGTAGCGAAAGTGGTTCACGAACCATACTTGCGGAAAGGTCTCCTAGTGCCAATCTTTGTCTCAGGTCAGACGGAACGCCCGCACTGAAACAAGATCTGAACTCATTCTCGAACCATTGATTGCCAAAATTCATCGCATTTGAGTGGATACCAAAATATTCAAAAACTGGTATTGAGTGTCTTTTAAAGACTTGCTCAGCTCTCTCATGCAATTCACAATTGCCTTTCAAATCGTCCAAAAGTTTCCGACGAATATCTGGCATCGCAGCCAATCTACCCTCCAAGGAATCTAAATTTCCGATTCCTTCAGAGGTAGTAACCGTTGCATCAATTGTGCAATCCTGTTTCTTACGATTGGTTATTAAGCCAAAATTAACGTAGGGAACCTTCGAAACGTTTCGAAGTTCAGACACATAGGAGTTCTCACCCTTAGCAAGAACGGTATCAATCTTCCAAAGTTCAGAATTGATTTGAAGAAATTTGTCGGAGAAGAAATTCTTTCCTACGGACGGACTAAAGCCATACTCTTGAATGACATTCCACCATATGCCATAGTGATCACTATTACTTTTAAATAACAAGTCATCACCATTAATTAGGCAAGGGTGTCGAGTTCTCAAAGAGTTTAGGCTAAGCCGAGTTCCGAGGTATCTTTCCCACGAATCCCAATATGCACATAAGTTGGCAACACATAATACAAGAAATGAAATTACGTGTCCCATCAGCTGTCCATTGACTTGCTGAAAGTTTTCCAACTCATATGTATAATTATCAAGAACATTTCCATACTTTGGAAGCACAGTCCTTTCCTGTAACACTTCTACACCACGTAATGTATTAACTACATTTTGGTACAAACGTGGATCAGCCCTTAGAAGCTTATCTCCAAACCCATAGCGAACAATTGCTTGGGTGACTTCCCCCTTAAGGTTATCGGTAGCTGCAGAATAATCCGCAGACACCATCCCCTCAAAGAGACCGAAACCCTGGC